GCGTAGCGACGCGCATACTATAAATATAGTTTGGAATACTTTTATTATGACAGCATAAATGCTCTGAAACTATTTATTATAAATTATTATTGGTATATACAGTGTGCGCGTCGCTCCGCTCCGCGCAGGACCTCGGATACGATTTTCCTAAACATATTCATTTTGTTTTATCCAAAAAGGGAGAATACACAAATACAAGAACTATTCTACCTAAACAAAAAGAGAGAAACAGAAATACAAGAACTATTCTCCCTAAACAAAAAGAGAGAAACAGAAATACAAGAACTATTCTCCCGAACTATTCCAAAAACATTCCTAAACAATTATGAAACAAGAGTACATCTATCTGTTTTTGTTATATAGTTGGTTCTCTTTTTTCTAAACATTCCTATTTCTTTTTATTCAAAAAGGGAGAATACACAAATACAACAACTATTCCCCCTAAATAATCTAACAAAACGGGAAATGAGTGGGATATTGGTATATCAATCGTTCTCTATTGGTTCTCTATTGGTTCTCTATTGGTTCTCTATTGGTTGTCTTCTCCAAGAACCGGCGCGGAGCTATGCGAAGCGCATACTATTTTTTAATATAGATTGGAATACTTTTATTATTACAGCATAAATGCTATGATAATAATTTCTAAATATAAATACTAATGTTGGAACCATGACATTCTTTACTATTTTATTTTATATCTTTGTCTTCACATAAACATCAACCTCTATACATTTTTGTTTTCCTTTGTTATCAATACATATATCTCAACCACATTCTATACATTTTTGGTTTTTATCAATACATATTGATTATCATCTCCTTCACTACACCTCCACATAACTCACCTCCTTCAATATTCCACATTCTCCTCCTTCCACCTCACTTCCTCGCACCATTCGCATATAACCCTTTTCGCCCCAACCCTCTGACCAACTATTCTTTATCTCCTATACAAGACCCAACGATGCACCCGTATTTTCTACACCACCGGTATTCGACAACTCCATATACGTCAGGCTTGCTCCCATACTTACCAATACATGTAATGCTACATGTAAATTGGATGCCATCTCATATTCTCCCTTATCATACAAATACAGACTACAACCATAACAGAAAATACCAGCTAGCATCGGCATGGTGGTCAAATAGGTGTTTTTGGTATAGGTCGACAACCAAACGTGATACAGTATACTGCCCTTAGCGACAATCATATCCATCGTTCTCCGATAAGAGGCCATATCCGGTTTACGCCAATAATTCAAAGAAGTTCCCAACAAAGCAATACCCATCCAACCACAATGCGATAATCCATTAGTAAACGCGCAGCCAATATGTATCGGATGTACAAACAAAGACGTGTAAAATATTTTTTCATATAACCCAGACGGATACCCCAGCTGAATGGATGACGATGGTATTTTAGTGGTGGGGGTATGGGTGGAGGTGGAGGAGCAAGTGTCAGGTATATCCATATATACATATACTCGCTAAACAACATAAAAAACAAACGTCATCCAATAGGGATACACAATATACTTTGTGGGAATGACAAAAAACGCCAACGGAGGAAAGAAAGCCAAATCATTTGCGCGCAAACATGCTGCCACAACCGCAGCCGCAACACTCTATTCCACTTGTGAATTGGAACGATATGCTATTGTAACCAAACTCTTAGGAAACGGAATGTTTTACGCAACCACGGACCACGGCCAAGAATTAATCGGTCATATTCGCAACAAGTTCAAAGGGCGATACAAGCATTCGAATTTGGTGGTTGCGGGTTCGTTTATTTTATTGGGCTTGCGTTCTTGGGAAAATCCGCCGAAACACGCGGACTTGATACACATTTACGAAGCGGACGATTTACAAGCGGTTCATTCGCAACATAATATACAAAGCCTGCTCCAATTGAGCACCAACTTAGCGGGATACCATTCGGGCTCAGGTTCTGCTACAGGCGGCGACGAATTCTTTTTCACTACACACGACGATACGCCAATGGAAGATGATATTCCGCAGGTGGCAACGGACAATAAAAAAGAACACGCGACCAACATTGTGGTGGGGTCGGAAATCATCGACATTGACGATATTTAGATAAAAACATACTGCGACTTACCTGTTATACATAAAACTAGAATGACGTTGATATATACCTATAATTATACCTATATATCAATGATTATATGTTTGTAAACGAATGAACGTACCGGTTGAACAACTGCGTATCGTACACATCCACTTGTTTAAATATTTTGCGACATATCGGACACGAAGGTTCGGCGTTTTTATGTTTCAGCAAGTATTTCGTAAAACAATCGTGGCAGAAACTATTACGGCACAAACACGCGGGGGTAATCATAACATTCGACGATTTACATTCCAAACAAATCGGACATTCTTCCTTGCCAAACGAGATAACCTGTTTCAGGGTAGGCGCGATACTCCATTTACGCGAAGGCGGTCTTATCGCACCCGTTTCTATATCGCGTGGAACATTCGTCCAACCCGTAGGACGGACAACCATACGATACGTGGCAACACCCACGGAGTAAATGCCGTCGAACATTCGCTGAAACAATGAATGCGGGGCAACATACGTACTAGCGTTTTCTTCCACATCTAATTCGTATCTATTCATACGCGACAGCCGAACAGATAATTGAGACACGTAATGATTTTCCACTGTTTTAAGAACCATAAACCGCGGCATTCCGGATGGGAGATGAAGCTCCGATGCTAAGATATCAAAATGCATGGAGGGAAGACGATACAAATACGTGCGTATTTCGGCACGAGAGGAAAAGTGTTCGATTTCTTGACGCATGTCGCGTATTAGCGCCATTTTGTTGTTATGCGAACATAGCGATACAGAATGTCCATTTTCGCCACAAAATCTACATTTACCGTAAAATGCCATATTTGTTGTGTTGGGTTTCAGTTTCAGATACTATTTATGCTTTATTTGTAATACTTCTTTGTGTTCATTCGTAAACAATCAATTTTATGCGCAATACGAAATTCTACCGATACAATATAAAAATGATGCGCACAATCATGCAACGGACAAACGATATTAACAAATATTGTGCTTGTTCCGCCAATCTGAAAGCAGAAACAGCAAAACGCCGCTTTTACACCAGCTGGAACAACCCACAAGTTTCACAAAAACAGCGATATGCCGAACTCATACGTTCATCGCCAACATACGCAGTTATTGCTACTGTAAAATTGGTTCCCGTAGTTCAAAACGTTTCTCCTTCGTTTTAGAAAAACATTTAGTACACACACACAACACAATAAAATATCCGTTTAATATATATTTTATTATGAAGAAGCCTACTCGCCAATCAGACGGACTTTACCACGTTCACGGAAAGACCTACAAAATCCTCATTGGTTCTCGCCATCAAGTGTGGAACGGAACCGCATTCAAGACGGAAGGCCAACTCACCAAGAGCCATCTTATGATGAACAAGTGGGGACGTATTGTTTCTCGCAAGAAGCACGCTACTGCCAAGAAGGAGAAGCGTCTTCAAAAGCACGGATACTTCGCTAAGAAAGGCAAGTTCGGATTTGTTAAGAAGACAATGAAGAAGAGAGGAGGACAGCAACAACAACAACAACAACAAGATGACAAGCAACAGTAAACAGCGAATAGACATTATATTTCGCTAAACACCCATTCGGCGGACAAAAAATTGCTGTCCACTAAAAATGCGTCGGCGATTTCACACAAATACTTTTCAAAATACGATTTAGAAGCCTTGTGTTTCATTCCCTTTTCGGAATAATATTTACAATACCATACATATGCGTCATAGATGGATATGTTGGACACACCATTCGACGTTGGCGAAGGAGGACATACCGCGGGCGCGGTTTCAAACGTTCCATAGGATGACACAATCGGCAATACACGCGGAATGGTTGTATTCGGAGTTTCGTTCGGTTCATCTCCCGAAGCGGAGTAATATTTTAGGCGAATGTTTTCCTTCAATTGTTCCAACGCAACATAAATATCCTGTTGTTTGTCCCACAGTGTACACCGAATACCAAACACGTATTTCGCGTTTTCCACTGAAATACCCGGAAAATAAAAAGTAATCAAATCCAACATTTCCGTATCCGAAACCAACACCACGTTTCCTCGTTCCCGGGTTTCTTGCCATCGTTTGAATAAAAAACACAGCTCTTCTATTTCATACTCCATATTGCCCAGCGTTTCGTCCACGACGACCGTTTCTCCCCAAAACGACAAGAATTTTTGTATCGTAGGGAGATGAACGCTGGTTAACCCAACAAAAGTATCCGTTTCGGGCTGATATTTATCAGCAAACAATTGGACAAACATTGTTTTGAGTGTTTGCTGAAACATGACGGTCGGAACTTGTTTCGCATTCAGAAAATGTTTCCATAAATACTGGACATTTCGCCAAGAAATCGTATTCCACTGTGCTTGTGTGGTTTGACCTCGCAGTTCTTTCACCGACAAATATTCGCGCGCAAAACGCGCGACCAATTCTTCTTTGGTATGGTTCTTTAGGAAAAAACAATGTTCCACCAATTGGGGGTCATTACAATGTTGTAATACAAACGTATCGGCGTTAGCATATCGTACAGAGTAATGACAAGCAACACACAGCAAGTTTAACGCCTGATAATGAATAATGTTTCGCCAGGTGGGTTCATGTGCCACGCAATCGTTGATGTGGATGAGACGGCACTGTGCGTATTCGTGTTCATAATACTTGTGTTTTAGGGAGACGCCACAATTTCCACCCAATAACATTTGCGAAATGTTGGTAAGTTCGCGAATAAAGGGTTTGGCCTTGGGCGAAATCAAATACACCAATTCATTCGATTTCCGAAACAGATTATCTCCCAAAGCCGTCAAAAAATACTTGGCCTCCGCGCGTGTGGGAAAAAGAATAGGATACAGTGCGTCCAACACAATCTGTATGGTTTCCGTTTCCGGAACGGATTTCAACAGATTATTTTCTTTAATACGTTTCATAACATAGACTTTAGTACTCTTTTTCCACGTCATCAACTGTTTTTCCTTACTAATCGTACTCAATACATGGTGTAATATATTGTCTTCGTTGTACACATGATAATTCTCCCTATCATAATAAAAAAACTTCTCCGTGGAGGAAACATAAAAATATTGGTGGTGGTTTAGGAAGGTTTGGATAAACGTCTCTTGTTCATTCTCCAATTCGCGAATACGTATTTGACTTTGTTCATGGGTCAGTTTCATGTTTTCCAATACAATGGGGAGCTGATTACAAATATAATAATGCGCTTTTTGAAACATATATTCGTCGGTGCGGTATTTTTCGTATATATCCGCGACCACTTGATTGGCCAAAGCAATCGCATTGTGTGTGGAAACGGGGGGTATTTTAGTTGAGATTGTTGCGTCTTCCATTTTGAATACGAGGTAGAAATATAAAATACATAAACAACCAGTGTCTTCTTTATATTGATATAAAAAATTGATTATATATTACTTGAGACAGATGATACATAAGTAAAATGGAAACAGTAAAACAAATAAAACAACTATGTTTAGAAACGGGCAATGAATGGTTTTTGACACATCCATTCCCACAAATGGCATTGTATGATTTACAACTGAAAGAAGAACTTGAAAAAGAAAATGTTGGATTTCATTTTGATGATAGAGAATGTGTTTGTTCACAAGACCAATATTGTATATGGTGTGATGTGGAATTAGAGAGAAAATACTATTTTGATAATGATTTAGGATTTGCTAATACAGCAGTAAATGGTGTATTTGACTTTGATAAATGTATTATTCACAAAAGTCTATGGATTTTTCCAGAAAAAATAGATGGGGAGATACCAGGGTTTAT